GTAATAGGTCAGCTCAGTTGTGTAATTTGCATCGGGTGTTGGGACAATTCGGAATTGGCCACCAACAACACCAAAGAATTTGGGTTTGCCACTGGCCGTGTAATTGGCCGCCTCATTGTCCAAGGCATCAATGCTCAAAAACTGCAATGGGGTCTGTGGGTTTGTGCTTGTGAGCTTGAGAGATTTGGTCTCAAGAAAGTCGCTTGGCACTGCGCCATACTGCGCGTCAAAAGACGCATTGGCCCTGACAATCATCTGCCTGGTGCGCAGTGTTCTTTCGATTTGTGCTTCGGCCAAAGAGATAAAGTCAGGAATGGCTGTCGTCAGGTCCGACCGGTTAAGCCAGTCACCAATGGATGTCTTCAGCTCTGTATAGGTTGTCAGTGCCATTATTGGGCCTCTTTTTCCATCTCTTCTTTCACAATCCAAGTGTGTTCATGGCGAAATTCAAATGTGCCAATGTGGCCAATTTCCTTTGAGACATCATGGTCGATGTAGACTTTGTAACCCAGCTCTTGCGCTTTCTTACAAAAGAACACATCCTCACCCATGTAGCCTCTGGTGGTCTGCCATGGCATATCAAACCATGGCTCGCTCATGCCCTCAAACACCTCGCGCTTGATCAGCATTATGCCCGTTCCAATGCTTCCCACCTCTTCCAATCCGGTGGATTCTGGCATTGTGTAGACCGACTGGCGCTTGCCATCAGCGTCATAGTTCTGGGCAGTTGGGCCGGTGGGCATTCTGCGCCTGGCACAGTTGGCAGCCACAATCTCTTTGTCGTGCTTCAAGAGCCTTTGGACCATGTCCTGGGGGAATGTCATGTCCGAGTCAATGAAAAGGATATGGGTGCAGCCCTCTCTCATGGCATCCAAGCAAAGGTCAGCCCTTTGGTTTTGGATAATTGTGCCTTGCATCAATTTCAGACTGATTGCGTCTGTGGTGTTGAGCGTGTGATAGGCCACCATATTCACCATGCAATAGGTGTAGTTGGTGTGGACCTGATCACGGGCAGGGGTGCAGACTGCAATGTAGTTCATACTTTTCCAGGTCTTGTTCTAAAGAATTGATTGTCAGAGTCGTTGAGCCATTTTTTCATGTACTCCTGGTCATCGATCTTGCCCTCGGCCTTCATCTTGTAATAAAGGGATTCGGGGATGGATGCCACCAAGTGCCATTCACCTTTCCATGCCGCTTTCTCATCCACAGCGTTATAGATGGCCTTGTTGGCCTCAATCACCGCTGTGACATCTTGCTGGGTCTCAATGGTCACATCGCCTGTATCGGTGTTCTCATGCCAGATGCGTGTGATGCCTTGTTCTTTGTTTTGGTCAAAAAGTCTTTTGTGAATCATTTTTAAAAAAGGGCCAAGTTTCCCTGGCCCTTTCCATTTACCTTCCGATTAGGAAGTAATCAGGTCTGCTGCCAAACCATGGGCATTTTCAGCCAACACTTTGTGACCCCACTCAACGATCAGCATACGCTTTTCAGCATCGCCAGTCTTGGCCAATTCGACTTGCTGGTAAGGGCGCAGCACTGTCATCTTGGCGTAGTCAGGATCGATCACCCATGCATCACGCTCACGCTGGAATCTATTTGCAATGACCTGTACGTTCCCAAAATCTGAAACATAAATGTCAACCGCGCCAACCAGTGTGGCAGGCTTTGCACCGCCATCAATGTTGAAACGGCTAGAAGCAATACCAGAGAAACCTGACACGCGCTGTTTGTTAACAGGGCCGCACATCAAAATCTTAGGTGTACCGCCTTGTGTCCACACTTTCTGAATCACATTTTTCAAAATGGTTTCAGTGAATGTGCGCACGTTGCCATCTGTACGGGCGCTGTTTGGCAGCGTTGTGTAAGATGGATCAGTACCATTGGTCTGCTTGTCAGTGTTCGTTTTGATAAACGCACCCAAAGAAGCAGTCACGCGAGCTGTGGTGGAATCACCAGCAACAGCAATGCCGCCATTCAACATCACGAATTCTTGGTCGCGACGTAATTCCGCGCCACGCTTCGCGATTTGGTAGGCCAGCTCACTGCGACGCCCTGCCTTGTTCACTACTTCTTCAGTAGCTGACAAGATGATTGTCTTGCGTGAAATCTGTGCATAGTTTTGCATACGCACAGTAGCAGTCACAGAGTCAAACGATGCAACATCGTCACCCTCAAGTTGTGCATTGGCAGCAGCTGCGGCCAATGTATCGGTCTGATACTCAAACAAAGCGTTTGACACGTTTTCACGGCCAATGTTGCTCATGTATGGAGTTTCTTCCGGTGCAATATTTGTGATGATATTGCTCAAGTCTTCGCGGATGCCCTTGGCGCTATAGGTCAAGAACGTGTTACTTACGATAGCCATAATTTCCTCATTTCAATAAGAGTTCAATTGCAGAAGCCGCATCATCTATACGGCCAGTTTTTGCAAGACGCTGCTTTGCTCGCGTACTCTCAGTTGTTGTCGAAACCCGACCAGCTGCACCAGGCTTGGCTGTTCGTGGGCCATTGTTCACCACAGGCTTAATGCCTTGGCGTTTACTTACCATCTGATCAAACAGTGCCGCTTTTCGCAGCAGTAAAACCAGCCGGTGATCGTAAACACTCTTCAAGTCTTCATCAGAAAAACCGGCAGACTTGGCAGACTCAATAAGCATTGCTTTTTCGAGCTTTGCCTTCTTTGCGTCTTTCCATTCTGGCAATGCCGCCAACAGCGCATCTTTCTGGCTCTCCAGATGTTGCTGCATAGACTGCTGCTGCTCTTGCTGATTCAACTGGTAAAGGCGTTGCTGCTCGGCCTGAATAGCGTATGCCTTCTCCTGTCGATCCCGCAAAACCTCTTTTTGCCGCACCCACTCGATTGGGTCTTCGTTATAAAGACGATCCAAATCAACCTGCGGCTCTGAAGACTGAAGCTGGGCTTGCAATGCTCCCAACAATTGAGCGTACTGTCCACGCTCGGCCCGAACTGCCTGCGTCTCTGCCTCGACTTGCTTTCGCACCTCGGCAATCTGCTGCGTTTTTCGGGTGTAGTGCTGAGTCCTTGAATAGCCCTTTTGTAGCTCGTCCAGGGTGACAGAAACCTCCTTGCCGTCAATTTTGACGGAGAAAGTCTGTGGCTGTTCTTGCTCCTCTGGCTCCTCATCTTCTCCTGACTGTTCCTCTGAGGTTTCTTCGTCTGGCGCGTCTTCCACACCAGACTCATCATCCTCAGAGGCCGCTGCCGTCAAGTCCTCTTCGGACTCTTCGGCTAACTGCGTCTCACCAACTTGCGCTTGTCCTTCTTCAGGGGCCAACATTGCTGAGATTGCACTGGCCGCATCGGCCAAATTCGTTGCTTGTATTTCTCGAGCATCCATAATAGCTGAAAATAAATCGTAACCTAGTTCGAGTTTTTCTGCCATGTGACGTAGTGCAATGTTGTCACGGGGATGACATGCGCCGCCATCGCCCATGCCTGCTGTCATGTA